ACCCGCCAGCGACGCAACCTGCGATCGACGGCAGCGGTCGTCGACGCGTCTCCCGCGGTCCGACCCGAGGAGCTCGAGACCTGGCACGTCAACACGAAGGCGTGGTGGACCGTCATCTGGGCGTCACCGATCTCGAGCGAGTGGGTCGACGCGGACGTCCCGGGCCTGGTCGCGCTCGCGCAGCTCGTCGACGACTTCTGGACCGCCGACGCGGTCGATCGCGCGAAGCGTCACGCGGAGGTCCGGATGGCGTCCGCGCAGTTCGGCCTCTCGCCGATGTCGCGACGCCAGCTCCAGTGGGAGGTCCGCAAGGTCGAAGGACGACCGCCAGCCAAGCCCGATCGCCCCTCGACGCGGCGGACGGGACCGACTGTACTCGCCGCACTCCAAGGTGGGAAGGGAGCCTGAGATGAAACGACTCGTCACCCTGGCACTCACGACCGCGATCGCGCTCGGCGCCTTCAGTACCGCGCCCGCGGTCGAGACCGCCGACGCCGCGGGCCTCTGCACCGTCGGCTACCTCCGCGTGTTCGGGACGTCGAACCGCACCGGATCGTTCCGGCAGTACTGCTCGGGCGTCAACGACGCGCGCTACTCGGGACCGGAGCCGGGCAACGTCATGGGGCCGCTCTACGACGACACCTACAAGGACGACTTCGACACGTCGGCGTCGACGTCGGGCGTCTCGTCCTACTACTTCTACGACGCGCCGGGTGGCACGGACCTGATCGTCTGCTTCTACAACAGCCCGAGCTACGTCGGTCTCGTCCAGTGGGACACGGCGACGGGCGGCTACGGGATGGGCGTCGGTCAGGACAACGTCACCGAGTCGTTCGCGTTCTCGACCGCCGCGGGTGGTTGTCCGTAAGTGAGCGAGCTGATCGTCCCTCCGCTCGACGACGACGGCGCGTGGCCGAGTCTCGGTCAGGCCGTCGGCGACTGGATGGAGGACGCGCTCGCGTTCGGACCAGGTGACCTGCTCGGGACGCCGTACAAGCTCGACGCGGAGGACCGCGCGCTACTCGAGCGGATGTACCAGGTCTTCCCGAAGGGCCACGCTCGAGAGGGTCGGAGACGCTTCGACACCGTCGTGATCATGACCCGGAAGGGCACCAAGAAGTCGGAGCGTCTCGCCGCGGTCTGCGCCGCCGAGCTGTCGGCCGACGCGCCCGTCCGGTTCGACGGCTGGCGCAAGGTCGGGAGGACGTACGTCCCGGTCGGTCGACCGGTCGTCTCGCCCTTCGTGTTCCTGCTCGCGTTCGGCAAGGAGCAGGCGGAGGACACGTCCTGGGACGCGATGCGCGCGATGATCCTGAACGGCCCGGCCGCCGACCTGTTCGACGTCTGGGAGGAGCGGATAGTCCGACGGGACGGGACCGGCGAGGCGAAGCCCCTGGCGACGGCGCCTGACAGCCGCGACGGCGGCAAGACGACGTTCCAGGGCAAGGAGGAGTCGCACCGCTGGGTCCTGCCCCGTCACCACGAGGCGCACCAGACGACGCGCGGCAACCTCTCGAAGCGTCCGATCGCCGAGCCCTGGGAGATGCACGCGACGACCGCGTACGCTCCGGGCGAGGGCTCCGTCGCGGAGGAGATGCACGACGCGGTCAAGGGCCTCCGCGGGGCCGAGGCGCGGTCCTCGAGGGTCTTCATGTTCTACCGCTGGGCGGACAAGCGGATCACGATCACCGACGAGGACGGACGGATCGACCGAGCGAACCTCCGACGCGCGATCGTCGACGCGTCCGGTCCGGTCGCCGCGGCCTGGTCCGACATCGACTCGATCGCCGAGCTGCAGTTCCTCGCGCCCGGCGCGGACGTCAACTACGGCGAGCGCGTCTGGCTGAACCGGACGACGCCGCGGTCCGTCATCGCGTTCGACGTCGAGGCGTTCAAGCGCTCGGCGAAGCCGTCGTACCGGATCCCGGATGGCGCGCTCGTCGCGCTCGGCTTCGACGGCTCGAGAGGCTCGGTCGATCCTCGACGCTTCGCGGACCACACCGGTCTCGTCGCGACCGAGATCGCCACCGGCTTCCAGCAGGTCCTCGGCCACTGGGATCCCGGCGACTACGGGGACCGGATGATCCCGCGCGACGAGGTCGACGCCGCGGTCGACGACGCCTTCGACCGGTTCGACGTCTGGCGCCTCTACGCCGACCCGCCCGACTGGGACCCGGAGATCGCCGGGTGGCGCGGCAGGTACGGGACCGACCGCGTCGTCGAGTGGTTCACCTGGCGCGAGCGGGCGATGTCGTACGCCTGCGCCAACTACGCGCAGGCGATCGCTCTCGGCCTGGTCGAGCACGACGGTCACGGGGAGCTCGTCGCGCACGTCGGCCACGCGCACAAGCGCTACGTCAACGCTCGAGACGACAAGGGCGAGCGGCTGTTCGTCATCCAGAAGGAGCGGGAGGGCTCGCAGTTGAAGATAGACCTCGCCTCTGCCGGTGTCCTATCGTGGGAGGCGAGGACGGACGCGATCGCAGCGGGAGCGCTCGAGGAGCGTCCGTCCGTGTACGAGGAGAGAGGGATGGTGTCGGTGTGAGACGGATCGTCAGCGCGGTCGACCCGATCGACGCGACGGCCGCGCTCGGCGTCATCCTGGTCGCGCTGTTCGTCGGCAACCGGTTCGGGCTCGACGCCGCGGTCGGGTTCATCGGGATCGTCCTGGTCGGAGTCGCGGTCCTGTTCGCGATCGTGAGAGGTGGTGGCGGCGATGTCCCTACTCGCTGACGCGGTCCGCCCGCGGGGCAAGACGACCCGCGTGACGGTCTCCGACGACGGGCGCTACGTCGTCGGACCGACGCTCGACTCGATCGGGTTCGCGATGCCCGACCGCTGGGCGGGCGTCACGCACGAGACCGCGCTGAACTTCATCACCGTGTACCAGTGCGTCAGGGTCCTCTCGCACACCTTCGCCCAGCTGCCGCTGATGGTCTACAACCGGACGTCGGACGGCGGCAAGAAGAGGGCCGACGACAACGAGTGGTACTACCCGCTCCACGTCGCGCCGAACCCGGAGATGACCGCCTTCTCGTGGCGCCGGCTGATGATGGTCCACCTCGCGACGTGGGGCAACCACTTCGCCGAGAAGACGACCGACCGTCTCGGTCGTCCGCAGCTCTGGCCGATCCGTCCTGACCGCATCCTGGTCGGACGAGAGAACGGTCGACGGGTCTACGACTACCTCCACCCGACCGAGGGGACGCAGCGACTCCGAGACGGGACCGTCTTCCACGTCCAGGGGCTCAGCAACGACGGGACGACCGGACGCTCCCCGATCAGCGACCTGCGTCGGACGATCCGACTCGGTCGGACCGCGGAGGACTTCGGGGACGCCGTCTTCCGGAACGGCGCGCGACCGGCCGTCGTGATGAAGCACCCGAAGACGCTCTCGGACGCGGCGATCGGTCGACTCGGCGCGCAGATGGACGGGCTCCGCGGGTCGGGCAACGCGGGTCGGACGGTCATCCTCGAGGAGGGCCTCGACTTCGCGGAGATCGGCTTCCCGCCCGAGGACGCGCAGTTCATGGAGACGCGCCTCTTCCAGAAGCGCGAGCTGGCCGGAGCCTACGGGATCCCGCCCCACCTGATCGGCGACCTCGAGCGAGCGACGTTCAGCAACATCGAGCAGCAGTCGCTCGAGCTGATCCAGGTCACGATGATGCCCTGGCTGGTCAACGTCGAGGAGGAGCTCTCGCTCCAGGTCCTCGGGACCGAGGACGACTCCGTCTTCGCCGAGTTTCTCGTCGACGGCTACCTCCGCGGAGACGCGAAGTCGCGCAACGAGGCGTACGCGATCCGGTGGCAGCACGGCAACCTCTCGCCGAACGAGTGGCGGATCAAGGAGAACGACAACCCGGTCGAGGGCGGCGACGTGTACTACGTCCCGGTCAACTACGCTCCGGTCGTCGATCCGGCGGAGGAGGTCGTCGACCAGGCTGCGGACGCCGGTGTAGATCAGCCGGAGATCACAGGCGAGCCCGAGGCGCTAGTCGACGACCAGGCCGAGGACGGGCAGCGCGCTACGCTCGTCCGCGTCAAGTCGGTCTCGGTCCGCTGTCCGAAGTGCAACCGGCTCCTCGCGGAGACCGCGACGCCACCGTACCGGATCGTCTGCCGGTGCAAGGGCGTCGCTGAGGCGGCGGCCTGATCGGGTGGACGCGCTCGCCTACGAACGCCAGTTCGTCGACCACATCGCCCCGGTCTGGCGCGCCCTGCCGGCGACCGTCCGGGGATCCCTGATCGTCGACCCCGGGCTCGAGTCGTACTGCCGGGGTCTCGGGCTCGACGTCCAGCCAGTGCCGCGGCTGAACGTCGACCGGGGTCGACCGATCGCTCCGCCCGTCTCGCCGAAGGGTCCCGCGCTCGTCGCGTCGTACGGCGACACGAAGGAGGCGCGCCGACTCGGCTACGGTCCGCTGGCGTACATCGAGCACGGGATCGGTCAGTCGTACGGCAAGACGGGTCCGAAGGCGAACGGGTCCTACTCGGGCGGACCGGACCGCGCCGACACCGAGCTGTTCCTCGTGCCTGGTCCGGACCCCGCGGCCCGCTGGCGCGCGGCGTACCCGCGGGCGCGCGTCGTCGAGATCGGCAGTCCGCACGTCGAGGAGCTCCCCGCGAGGATCCCGGGTCCTGGTCCGGTCGTCGCCGTATCGTTCCACTGGCCCGCGCCCTACTCGGTCTCGCCGTACGCCGGAACGGCGGTCGCCGACTACGCCGCCGCGATCCCCTGGCTAACGGAGCACTGGTCGGTGATCGGTCACGCGCACCCGAAGGGCGACTGGCAGTCGCGCGTCCGTCGCGTCTTCGACCGCGCGGGCGTCCCGTTCGTCGACGACTTCGCCGACGTCTGTCGACTCTCCGACGTGTACGTCTGCGACAACAGCTCGACCATCTACGAGTACGCCGCGACCGGTCGACCGGTCGTCCTGCTCAACGCGTCGTCCTGGTCTCGGAAGGGCCCCGAGCTGGGCCTGCGCTTCTGGGAGGCATCGCACGTCGGCGTCCACGTCTGGGACCGGTATGACCTGGTCGCGACGGTGCGCCGCGCCCTGAACGACGCGCGTCCGATCCGCGAGGCTCGAGAGGACGCGCTCTCGAAGGTCTACACCTACCGGAGCGGCGCGTCTGATCGCGCGGCGGACGCGATCGTCAGCTGGCTCCGCGAGCGACAGCGGGTGGCGGCCTGATGGCGGGCGTCAGGCTCCAGCACCCGACGGCGAGGAACGTCCGGTTCTCGATCAGCGAGCCGGACCACCCGTACCCGTCTGGGCCGCAGCAGTGTACGCCCCCCGAGTTCGGAGGTTGCGGTCAGGTCCACATCTTCAAGACGCATCACCTGAACGTCGACGAGACCGGGTCCACGATCGTCGGGGACGTGCTGTTCGAGAAGGCGCGTATGCACTTCCTCGCGCACGGCTTCACGGTCGCGAACGAGGTCAAGCATCCACCGACCCTAGGCATCGGTCTCGGACCGCAGCGACCGGGGACCGGACCCTGGGGCAACATCCCTATCGTTCGAGGAGAGGAAAGTGGCTAATAGCTTCTACAACGCGTTCCTGAACGGCATCCTGGGGTCGCACGCGACGCGGGTCGACCTCGACGCGGACACCATCAAGATGGCGCTCTGCGACAACGGCGGAGCGGACGGCGCTCCGGACGCGACCAACGACGACTTCTGGGATGACCAGGATGGCAACCTGATCGGGACCGCGTACACGCTCGCGAACAAGACGATCGGGACCGTCGCGGTCGGCGTCTTCGACAACACGGTCGATCCGGCTCCGGCGTTCTCGTCGGTCTCGGGCGCGACCGTCGAGGTGCTCAACTTCTACAAGGACACGGGGACTCCGTCGACGGGGAACCTCATCTGCTGGTTCGACACCGCGACCGGTCTCCCGCTGACGCCGAACGGCGGAGACGTCAACGTGACCTTCAACGCGTCGGGCATCTTCAAGGTCTGACACCGCGAGGGAGGGAGTAGCCTCCCGTGGCTCTCACCGTCACCGCTCGTGGCTCCATCTGGAACACGACCGCGGGGAACAAGGCGCCGACCGCATTCACGCCTGCGGTCGGCGACGTCCTGGTCGTCTTCTGCGCCAACTCCGGTCGGACGACCGCGCAGGCGCCGACCGTCTCGGACAACAACTCTGACGGCCTAGGCTCCTACACCAAGGTCGGATCGGACGCGACCAAGAACACCTCGGCGGACTCCGGCTGGTGGTTCATCCGGAACAGTCCGATCGGGTCGGCGTCGTCGACGACCGTCACGATGACGCAGTCGTCCGATACCGGCGGCGGCTGTCAGGTCTGGTCGGTCGGTCCGCTGAACGTCGGCGGCTCCGCTCGAGTCGGCGCGAAGGGTAAGCAGGACAACCAGGCAGCGGGTACGCCGTCGCTGACGCTCGACGCGACGCCGGTCACGACGAGCGCGATCCTCGGCGCGGTCATGACCGGATCGAACGTCTCGACGAACACCGCCCCGCCGACGTCCTTCTCGGAGGCGTCCGACCAGGGGTACAACACTCCGGCGTCCGGTCTCGAGGCGGTCCACCGGGCGAGCGGCCATACGTCGACGACGGTCGCGTGGACCGCCGCGACCGCGACCGGCTTCCTCTCGTCGGCGATCGAGGTCAAGGCGACGCAGGTTCTGACGCCGCCCCTGCTCGACGCGAGCCCGGCCCTCTACGCGCCGACCGTCACGCCGACGAACGCGATCGCGCTCGGGTTCCTCGACTCGTCCCCCGCGCTGTACGCGCCGACGGTCTACCTCGACCAGTTCATCACGCTGCCGCTCCTGAGCTCGGGCTCCTACCGGGAGACCGTCCTCAAGGACGACCCCGAGGACTACTGGCGACTCGGCGAGCCGTCGGGTACGAACGCCAACGACGAGACCGCCAACAACCGCGACGGGACGTACGTCAACACGCCGACGCTCGGCGTCGCGGGGCCGCTCGTCGACGACGCCGATACGGCGGCGACGTTCAACGGTACGGACGAGACCGTCACCGTGTCCGACTCGTCGCCGTTCCGGTTCGCCGGGACGCTTCCGTTCAGCGCTGAGTTCTGGTGCAACCCGGTCTACGGCACCGGGTTCGGACGTCCCGTCGCGTGCGAGGACACCGGCACCGGCGACGGCTGGAGTTTCTACGCCCACGACACCGCCGGCAACAACCACGTCGCGTTCAGCCGCAAGGGCGTCGAGCTAGGGACCTTCGTCTCGGCGGGCTGGCACCACATCGTCGGGACGTACGACGGGTCTACCCTTCGCTTCTACATCGATGGCGTCGAGAGCGGTGGCAGTCCGCAGGCGACGGGTGCCTCGATCACTGGTACCGGGACGTTCGCGATCGCGAGTAGTGGTAACGCCGGCAACTTCTACCAGGGCTCCGTCGACGAGGTAGCGGTCTACGACTACGCGCTGAGTCAGGCGCAGGTCACCGCCCACTACGACGCCGGGCTCGGCCAGTTCGCTCCGGACCTGTTCGGTCCGACGCTGACGCAGACCGGAGCGGCGATCGCGCTCCCGCTACTCGACTCCGGGCCAGCCCTCTACGCGCCGACCGTTACGCCCGCCGCGATCACGGTCAGTCTCGGCCTGGTCGACGCGGGACCCGCGGTCTACGCGCCGTCGCTGACGCTCGCGCCGTACCCGATCACCGTCCCGCTGCTCGACGCAGGCAACGCTCTCTACGCCCCGACGCTACTGCCGATCAACGCGATCAGCCTGGGCCTGATCGACGGAGCGAGCGCCCTCTACGCCCCGACCGTCCGGGCGACGAACAGCGTGACCCTCGGTCTGCTCGACGCGGGGTCCGCCCTCTACGCGCCCGACCTGGTCCTCGACCAGTTCGTGACCGTCCCGCTCCTCGACGCGGG